CAATTCAAGAAAATGTAATCTTCGTAAACAGAGCAACTGGATTCGATATTGACAAAGTATTAGCAGCTCAAAACAATAGTGGAGCTTCAACTAGTTCTTACGGTCTATTTGACAACGACGAAGACATGGCATTAAATCTTGGATTTACTGGCTTTAGAATAGGATATGATTTCTATAAGAGTGACTGGAAATACTTAAACGACGCTACAACTAGAGGAAAACTAGGTGGTGTTGATGGTATCATTGTCCCTGCAGGTACTATGACTGTTTATGATCAAGTTCTTGGTCAAAACGCTCAAAGACCTTTCTTACACGTAAGATACAGACAATCTGCATCTGAAGATAGAAAGTATAAGTCTTGGGTAACAGGTTCAGCTGGTTCAGCTGGTATGAGCAGTGATCTTGATGCAATGCAAGTTCATTTCTTATCAGAAAGAGCATTATGCGTTATGGGAGCTAATAACTTCATCTTAATGCAGTAATATTTAATGAGAGAAGGGAGCTACGGCTCCCTATTCTCTTTTTTTTAATTTAATTTAATTTTAATAAAATGGCAAAAAGTAAAACTACTACACGTAAAAGCGGATACGACTCTGTATTTCCGCAACTAGAAGTAAAAACTAGAATATTTATTTTAAGTGGAAACAGAACACCGTTAAGGTATATGTTACCAGTTAAACACTCAAACACAAAACCGTTAACACATTTTGATGGACAAATGAATAGAGCTCTTAGGTGGGCTACTAATCAAATATCTCCATTTGTGGATGAGCAAGATGGATTAGCAACAGTTGAACCAATTATATTTGAAAATGGTAAATTAATCGTAGACGAATATAATACAAACCTTGCTAAATTTTTATATCTACATCCAGAGTTTAATGGTAAGTTTTATGAGTTTGATGCTGAGAAGACAGCAGGAGAAGAGGTTGAAACACTTACTTCTTCATTGGACGCTCAGGTAGCAGCAAAAGATTTAGACATCACAGATTTAGAAGCTATTGCTAGGGTTGTAAATAAAGGGAAAAATGTAAGTAATATGACATCTTCAGAATTAAGAAGAGATATGATTATTTATGCTAGACAAAACCCTAAAGAGTTTTTAGATTTATTGAATGATGAAAATTTAAAACTTAGAAATTTAGCAGTGAGAGCTGTTGAAGAAGGTTTGTTATCTATTAAAGACGATGGGAGAACAGTTGTTTGGGCAGATAAGCCAAGCGAAAAAGTTTTAGTTGTTCCTTATGGAGAAAACATATACTCCGCACTAGGAATGTTCTTTAAAACAGACGTAGGGCTAGATGTAATGCAAAATCTAGTAAATAAGTTATAAAATTTTAAGAAACTGTGAAAGGGGAAAGAGGGGTCTCATATATTGAGCCCCTTTTTTTATTATTTTTGTAAAAAATATACTCATGATTAACAGTGTAAGAAATACAGTGTTGTTTTTATTAAACAAGGACAACAGAGGGTATATATCACCATTAGAGTACAACCATTACGCAAAATTAGCTCAGTTAGAGATTTTTGAGTCGTATTTTAGTGAGTTTGCAAGACAAACACAACTTCAGAATACAAGAAAAAGAAGTTTAGGTTATGGTGATATGGCTCTTCAAGTAAGAAATAAGATAGATGTTTTTTCTACCTCAGCTACTTTGGAATATACCGACGTACAAGACGGAGGTGTTGTAAGTGTCGGAGAAGCTAGAGATTATTTTACACTACCAGCAAACTACTATAAATTAATTAACTTAACCTATAATGGAAGAGTTTTAGAAGAAATACCAAAAGGTAAGTTTGATATGATTATGAATAGTAATTTAAATGTTCCTTCTGTAACATATCCTGTTTTTTACAGAGAAGGGAATCAAATATACGCTAGACCTTTAAGTATTTATTATACAGGAACTACACCACAAACAGTTAATAATGTTGTAGAGACTGCATTGATTTGTAATTATTTAAGAAAACCTGCAGACCCTATTTGGGCTTATACTACAGTAAGTGGGGATCCTGTTTATAATCAAGCAGCATCAACTAACTTTGAAATATCAGAAAATGATGAGGTGGACTTAATTATAAAGATATGTAAGTACGCTGGATTAGCTATACGAGAGGCTGATGTAGTTACAGCTATGACAAGTAAAGAATCGTTAGAACTACAAACAGATAATACATAATTATGCCAACGATAGGACAACATATAACACAGAGAGAATATTACACTAATAGCGGTGATAACCCGAATAATGACAATTGGGGAACATATCAATATATGCTATTAGATGATATTATAAACAACTTTTTATTAACGTATGTTGGAGACGACAAAGTAATTAATAAGGTAGAAAGACATGAAGTTATATTTCATGCAAAAAGAGCAATACAAGAGTTACATTATGATGCGTTAAGAGAAATAGAAGGTTTTGAATTGGAAATACCTGATACATTAAAGGTTCCTTTGCCACATGATTTTGTAAGTTTAGTAAAGGTGGGTTATGTCAGTTCAGACGGAATGGTTCATAATATAAATCAAAACTTTAATTCATCTACACCAAAATCTTATTTACAGGAAGGAACAGAAACAGCAGATATTCTTTTTGATGGAGATGGTAATGCTCTAACAGGAACACCTGTAATAGAAGATAAATGGAGAGAGGGTACAGAAGGTAAGGTAGACGAGCCAACAGGACAGATAGTAGGGAAAAGATACGGAATGGATACAGGCTCTGCGAATCATAACGGAAGTTATTTAATTGATAAAAACCAAGGGTTTATATTATTTAGTTCTAATTTAAAAGGAAAAAATATTATTATAGAATATGTATCTGATGGATTGTATGGATATGCTGAAACAGAAATTAAAATACACAAACTAGCAGAAACTTTTATGTATGACTACTTACAGTCTACAATATTAAAGGGTAAATTTGGCGTACAAGAATACATTGTAAGAAGAGCTCAAAAACAAGCTTCTGCTTCATTAAGAAATGCTAAAATCAGACTAAATTCTATAAAATTGGGTGAATTGACTCAATTACTGAAAGGTAGAAATAAGTGGATAAAGTAGCATGAAATTAAAAAACGTATTTTCTAAAGGTCGAATGAATAAAGATTTCGACGAAAGATTAATCCCAGAGGGTGAATACACTGATGCTCTGAATATAAGAGTTGTAAACACAGGAAGTGGAGATGCAGGCGCTATACAAAACGAAGAAGGAAACACAGTAGTATCTAATATTAATGCTGGAACAGGAGCTCGATGTATAGGAGCAGTACCAGATGAATCTAATGAAAGAATATATTGGTTTGTAGTTAATAACGCAGGTCATGGATATGTGTTTGAGTATGATATTAGAACTCAGGTAACTAGAACAATACTAAAAGACACTAGATCAGCAGCTACTAATGTTTTAAGTTTTGATGCACAATATAAAGTATATGGAAATGTTATTTACAATATTCCAAAAAAACAAAACATATTACTATTCACAGATGGAAAAAACAGCCCAAAGCTTGTAAATATAGAAAGAGCTATTAGTTATGGAGAAAATGGATTTTTTGAAGATGATATATCTTTATACAGAAAACCACCTAGAAAAGCTCCAGTAGTTAGACCGTTCTTTACTGTTACAAAAAAAGAAAATCAGATACAAGAGCAGTTTTTTGCTTTTGCCTACAGATATAAGTATTTAGACGGACAGTATTCTGCTTTATCTTCTTTTTCTAATTATCAATTTAATCCTGGAAACTTCAGCCTAGATTATGGTACTATGGAGAATAAAGGTATGCTTGGGTTGTACAATGGTTATAATATACAATATAACACAGGAGATAAAAGAGTTACAGATATTGACATATGTTTTAAAACTGCAAAACAAAACACTGTATATGTTATTGACACTATAAATAAAAAAGAAAGTGATTTTGGTGACGACATGACTAAAAATTATGAGTTTAAAAACAGAATGATTTTTAAAGCATTGCCACAAGATGAAGTTTTTAGAATATTTGATG